TACAACCGATGCTGTCTCTCGCCAGTCTATATGCGATGGCCGTGTCAGGAACTACATCTTCAACTCCATAGACACCAATAGCACATCCAAGTGCTTCACCTACCACAACGACATCACCGAAGAAATCTACTTCTGCTACAAGTCAGCTGATGACATGGCTGAGTTCACTAACGGATCAGCGTGTAACCGTGCAGCTGTCTTTAACTATAGGCATAACAGTTGGTCCTTCATGGATCTGCCCAACTTGGTTAGCAGCAGCACTGCCAACTTCAACAACGTGAACACCTATGCAGCCTCAACTTTAACCTATGACAACACAGGTGGAACCTACTTGGGTCAAGGTGGTAGCTTCTCACGTCACCCCATCTGCATCTCCCTGCAGAGCACTGCTGATGGCCTGTCAGACAACCAGATGCTAGCCTTGGATCACACAGATGAAAACACCCAGGTTGCTCTACCGATGTATGAAGAAGGCACTAAGCCTATACTCTTAGAGCGCATTGGTTTGGACCTAGACCAAGAGCTTGGAGCATCTGTAGACACCTACAAGACGATCCGTAAGATCCTCCCTCAGATCTCTACGCTGTCTACAGACAAGACCTTTAACTTTACTTTGGGTGCATCAGATATCCCAACGCTTCTCCCCACCTATAGTACCCCCCAGGCCTTTGATGTCAGCACCAGCTACAAGCTCGACACCCGCGAATCTGGTCGATACCTGAGCTATAAGATCGACGCTGGTACTGTGGTTAAGGACTTCACCATCAGTGGTTTTGACCTGGACCTATTACCTCTTGGTCGGAGGTAACCAAGATGGCAACTAATACAGTCACAGACCTAGTGGTTAACCAGTACATAAGACAGCCAGTACCCCTAGACCCCGAAGGGATGTCAGTCTACCTCTCAGGTCAGCTTCAAGAGATCGAGAACTCTATGAAGACTGTTGGCGAGGGCAGCTTACAAGTCGTAGACAAGCCCCCCGCCAGACCTCTCAAAGGTATGCTGAGATATGCCGTGACCCCGTGGGACCCTCTAGGCACAGGTTTCCAAGGCCTGGTTGTCTACTCAGGTAACGCATGGCTGAGAGCCAGTGATCCAGAAAGTCTAATATCTGATCTTCAAGATGACATAAATGCCAACGCAACTGCTGTAAGTAGTCTAACTGCAACAGTTACCAGTATTAATGGAACTGTGACAGCCTTGGCTCAGGACATTGTCAACCTATCGACAAGTCTAACCACAGCCAATGGTCTTATCACAGCAAACTCCAGCGCTATCTCTACCCTGACGTCCACAGTTACCTCACAGGGCAACTCAATAACGGCCTTAGCATCTGACGTCACAAGCTTAGAAACAGACCTAACAAACGCCGAAACTGGAATTACGGCCAACTCCAGCGCTGTGTCTGCCTTAACGTCTACAGTTACCTCACAGGGCAACTCAATTACTGCCTTAGCATCTGATGTTACAACTCTAGAAACAGACTTAACAAATGCTGAGACAAACATTAGCGCCACCTCTAGTGCTGTGTCTGCACTAACGTCCTCAGTCACCTCACAGGGCAACTCAATAACGTCTTTGGCATCTGATGTTACAACCTTACAAACAGACCTAACGAATGCTGAGACAGACATTAGCGCCACTTCTAGCGCCGTGTCTGGTCTGACGTCCACAGTTACCTCGCAAGGTAACACAATTACTGCTCAGGCTTCTGACATTACAACCTTGTCTACGACTGTTGGCAACCAGACTAGCTCTATTACAAGCAATACCTCATCCATCAACGGTATTGAGGCCAAGCACACCGTCAAGATAGACAACAATGGCCACATCAGCGGCTATGGTCTCATTAGTACAGCAAACAATGGTACACCAACCAGCACCTTTGATGTATCAGCTGATGCCTTTCGGATTGGCGCAACGGACTCAAGTGGTAGCGCTGTTGAAACAGTACCCTTTGCACACTACGCAAACTCAAGAACTGTCGATGGCGTCACGATGCCAGCTGGTACATACATTGAGAACCTCTTCGTAGAAGGCGCAAGGATTAAGAGCCTTAATGCGGATGTGGTTAACACTGGTTCCCTAGACATCGACCGCCTACCAGGTCTCAGCCAGCTTGCTCAGATTACTTCAGCATCTCAGGTTGACTTACAGACTAACAACTCTGAGACAACCTTCCAGCTGACAACTGGCAATCTTACAGCTGGCAGTAAGCTCCTGATAATGGCTTCGTTTTCTTTCTTTGGAACAAGCGCAAGCAACAATGCCAACGGGCAAGCATTCTTTGAGTCCACAGGTTTACTTACCGGTTCAACGAACACTTGGAATAGAACGCTACCAGCTTACAACGGAAACAGTGAATCTACATTTGGGTTCAACGGATTTGCAGCAGCAGTTAAAAACGGAAGTGATGGCGCTGCAAACATCAAGATCCGCATTAAGAACATAGGGTTTAACAATAGGACCATAAGAATCCCAGCTGGTCTTGAGATCCTAGTTCTAGCTGTGGAGAAATAGTAAACAATGGCTGATTACACCTTTTACGATACATCCAGCGGAGCAATGGTCTACGCATGTAAATCAAGTTTACCCCTGCCAACACCAGAGAATATACCCACTGGCTACACTTTGATCGCCGGCATCCAGTCAACCCAAACAACCCTGGTTAACGGTGTGGTCACCCCTTGGCCCGACGATCAGATCTCAGCGTCAGATCTTGCAGAACACCTAGAGACGCTCAGATCCGACAGAGACAAGATGCTGTCATCCAGTGATTGGACCCAGACCCTCGACAGCCCTTTTACGGATGCAAAGAGGCAAGAGTGGGCAGTCTATAGACAGGCTCTAAGGGACCTACCAGCTAATACCTCAGATCCAAGTAACCCAAGCTGGCCTACAGAACCCACCACCTAACAGCAAACACACAAAAGCATTACGGAGATTCCATTATGCCAAAAGGAAAAGGGACCTATGGGTCTAAAGTTGGTCGGCCACCCAAGAAAAAGAAGCCACCAAAGAAAAAGTAGCCCAGAAGAAATCTAACAAGCACACAAAAGAAGCATAAGATCGGAGAACCATATGATCGGCGCGTTAATCGGCGGCATCATGGGCATGGCTGCAGCTAACAAGCAGTCAAAGGCTATCAAAGACGCCAATAACCAAAACAACCAGTACATGAACGCAGCTATGCCTTACATGAAGGGCGCTATGGGTGACATCTCTGGTTCCTACCAAGGTATGGTTAACCAAGGCCCCTACTCAGGTCCCTATTATGCTGGCGTCAATCCAATGCAGACCATTGCCAACAATGGCATGTACAACTTTGGCATGGCAAACACTGGAACTGGTCAAAACCTGATGAACCAGTCAGATAGCTTTGGTTCGAACTCAGCTGATCTTTACAACCAGTTTCAAGGGATGGCTAACCGTCCTGACATGATGGCAAATGCTTCTCAGTATGCCACTGACAACATGAACCCGATTGTCCAAGCGATGATGCGTGATGACACTAGACGCCTTAACGAGCAAACGCTGCCTGGCATCAACATGGCTGCATCAGGATCTGGCAACACGAACTCCAGTCGTGCTGGTGTCGCTGATGCACTTGCCAATCGAGCATATGATGACCGCTTCGCTGACGTAAGCACCGATGTCTACAACAGCCTGCGTGACGCAAGGTTGGCCCAAGGTAACACCGAGTTTAACCAAACGACCTCAGCGCTGTCTAATGCAGGCAACGCGAACAACATGATGGCTAACAACTTCAACACTGGTCTGAACATGGCATCAGGTGGTTTCAACACTGCTCTGGGCGCTGGAAACAACCAGAATGCCTTCGACCAAGGTCAGATCGATGCTGACAAAGGTCAATTCGATTACACAACCGGCTACAATTACAACCTAGGTAAAGACTACTTGAATGCCCTGGCTGCTAACAAGACCGAGGGCAGCTACGCCCAGAACCCAATTAGCCCAGGTGCAAGCGCTTTAAGTGGTGCCATGAGTGGCATGGGCTTCCAAAACCAATACATGCCGAATGGCTTCAATGGCTTCGGTAACTTCTTTGGGGGTGGTGGTAATCCTTATGGCGGCGCTTCTTTTAGCCAAGGCATGGCTGGAGATTTCGTATGAACATGAACCTACCTTACGCTTTCTCCCAAGGTATCCTTAACCAGGGCCTTCCACAGCAGCAGCTCCCTTACAACTTAGGTCAACCTGTCCTAACCAACCCAAACCAACCCCAGGCACCTAACCCACCAGCGTTATCAATGTCCCCATACGGTAACGCCCGTGGATCTAGCCGCACACCTCAAATCCCTAGTCAGCAGATCAACATGGGCGGCGAAGGCCTCATGAGAATTGGCGCAGCTGGTCTAGGTGCAGGCGCACAGGGGCCCCTAGCTCAGATGGGTGCTATGGGTAACATGTATGGTGGTCTTATGGACTACAATCGCCAACGCGAGATGGAAGCCTTTAATGTCGAAGAGGGACGCCGCGTAGAAGAGCAGCGCCGCGCTGACATCATGCGTAAACTGAATGCAAGCAATAGTGCAGCTGCTGATAAAAAAGACAAAGATGCTCCAGATCATACACGCGAGATCACAAACCTTACGTCATCTCTAGAGGCACTCAAGCGAGGCGGTTTAACGGGCTGGATTGACGGTAAAGCACGGGCAGCATTAGATCGGGCTGGAATATCAATAGCTAGCTTTGGTGGTGACACTACAAAAGCAGCAGAGCGTTTAATTTTAGAAGAGCTATCTGTCTTTGCTACACTTGAGTTTACCGCAAAAACCAAAGGTGCAATCACAGATCGTGAGATGGCACTTTTCCAAAGACCAGTTCCACAGATTACGGATGATGAAGACGTCTGGATTAATTGGATTGAGCCACGCCTAGAGATCCTTAACCAGGTTCACCAAAATGGCGTCTCAAACGAAAGAGCAGCCCAAGATGGTGGAACCAGTGGGTCTGGTAATGACGGTGGCTTCAAGATCCTCAGCGTCGAAGACTAAAGCCTTCACAATTCAAAGATATTACTAGCAGTAGGAACCTATGTATGGCTGTATTCACCATCCAAGGACCTGACGGTAAAACTTACCGTGTCCAGGGGAATGATCAGGCTGGAGCAATTAACTTTCTCAAAAGCCAAATTGGATCACAACAGAATGCAGCCCCAGCGCCTACAGCAGAAGTAAACCCAGACGGTACGGGCGTAAGCCGCGCAATAGAAAAAGGTGTGCGAAGTGTTTACACTGGGGGTAAGCAATTTCAAGCTAACATACTTTCAGAAAAAGTTAACCAAAAGACGCAACCAAATGCTGAGTATTTAAAAAGAGCATTGATGCTTAGGGGTGCTCAGATCCCCCCAGGCATGGACCCAAACAACATAGACGTTGACAGGGTAATGCAGTTTAACGTCCTTGACTTAGGTAAAGGTACAGACTGGCGAGATGATGTCTACAAGTTTGCTGGATTAGCCGTAAAAAACCGTGACGAATACTTTCAAAGTGGTGAAGAAGCTCAGGACTTTAGTAAACTTGACGATCTATCACAGGAAATAGCATCCCAGAACCAAAAGATGCGTGACCTTGTCCGATCACCAGGCGCTCAGAATGCTGCAGATAGATGGGAAGCAGCGCCAGACGTTAAAAGTGCATTGAAAAGCCTTGCAGTAAATCCCCTTGAGAGCGTAGCTTTCTTCGGTGAACTAGCAGCTGAAAGTATACCCAGCATTGCAGCTGGTTCTCTTGCAACCTTGATAACAGGAAATCCTACAGTTGGCGCTGGTGTGCTGGTGTTTACCAGTGCGCCCCGCTCCTACAATGAAGAGGTAAACAGTTTTTTAACTGAGAATGGTGTGGATACAACAGATCCACAAAGTGTCTCTGATGCCCTCGATAATCGTGAATTGATGAGCAAGGCAAACAGCAGGGGATTAACCAAGGCAGCTATCGTTAGTGCTTTTGAAGCCCTAGGAATGAAAGCTGGCGGCGGTATCCTTAAGCAGAGTGTCGTACAAGGTTTCACAGGTGGTGCAGGGGAAGGTGTATCTACTAAAGTCTTAGATGGCGAAGTAGACTGGAAAGATGTCTGGTTAGAAGGCCTTGCAGAACTTGCAACAGCCCCAGCTGAAGCAACTATTCTTAGAAACAAGAAAGGCCAAGGCACGGCTACCAAAGAAGAGCGAGTGCAAAACAATGCAGCTGCTGCATCCTTAGCCCAGCGCTTACGGACACTGTCGCAAAACAACAGCTATAATCTTAAAGACGTAAAGAAAGACGGTGGAGCAAAACAGACTTTAGAATCTGCTCACGAAGCTATTACTGGTGAGATGAAAGCTATTGTGACCAACCCAGCGGTCAAAGGCTACCTAGATCCCAAACAAGCCAAGACTTTAGAAGAGCTTATTGATAAGTATGCCAAAGCGCAGATTGCTATTCGCCAAACTAGGAACAAGGTCAAATCTAAAGTTGACCAAGAAAACTATGATGCCATTCTGAATGCGCTACCACCTAGCAAAGAGCGTGATCAAATTGCCAACCTTATGCGCGAAAGCAATGTCCTCACAGATCTCTTTAGAAGCGGGACAAAAGGCGGCGTAAGTTCATTCACAGACACTTTCAACCCGTTTGCCCGTGAAGATGGATCTTATGACCCGTCACGCATGATATCAGCTGGTCTAAACAAAGGCACAGCCATCCTAAGTGCTGGTGCATCCTTACCAACTCAGTTTGGCATTGTTGCTGGTGGTCGGACCATTGATGCAGTCACAAGACGCCGCGCAGCAATAGACCGCTTTGTACGCAAGAACGAAGGCAAAACACCTCTTCAAGATCCTACGGGTCCATCCTTAGTAGAAGCTGAAGCAAAACGTCAGGCACAAGCAGATCAACTCAAGTTTGAGGATGATCAAATGGGTTTAGAGCTTGGTAAACTGGCTCAGTCAGACAAAGACAATAGCCCTGTTGGGACAGTCTTATTAGGCACAGGTTTAGATAGAGATGGTCTACGCGCAGTAATGTCTGAGCTTGAAGCCTTAAACCCAGACATAAAGGCACTAAAAGATGTCTTTACTGACATCCGCAAGAACATGGATGGTGGCAATAACAAGATCCGTAGACTTGATGACATTATTCCTATTATTAACCACCACCTAAACACCCCAGACACCACAGTCCAACGTCAAGCTAATCCAGATCAACTGTTAGCCCAACGCGCTGGTGTGAACATGCCCAATGTTGACCAAAGCCCACCAGCGCAGACCCAAGCACAGACTGCAGCACCTGGTCAGCCTCAAGGTCAGCCCCAGTCTGGCAACCAGTTTACAACCCCAGAGAACTACCAGGCAGGCAAGAGCGACAACAACGCTTTCGCCAGGAACTTAGAATCTAAGCTTGCAGATGACACAACTCTGGCCCCCTTAGACAAAGCCCAGCTAGCGACAGCCCTCGCAGACATGCAGGCAAGCCTTGGCCCTAACCCAGTCGAAGCTATGACTGAGATAGTCGAGGATCTGGGCAACATGGGCGTGTCTCAGGAAGCTATTGACACGTACGTTAAACCGTATGCTGACCGTGTGATTGCCCAGCAAGCCCGTGTTGGACGTCTGCAATCCCCTAGTGATACGCCACCAGCTGCTCCTACTGTAGATCAGACACCAGCTGCTCCTACTGCAGAGCAGCAGTCTCCACTTCAGCAGGCGCAGCAGTTAACTGAGGCTGCTAATTCTGCTAAGGATAAGGCTGCTGCACAGGATTCAGCTAAGGTTAGTGATACAGCACCCCTAAGTGAAAAACTGGAGTACGTTAATTCACTAGAGCGCCTGCGAACCACAGTGTTGGCCGAGGGTGCTGCCCGTAAGATCACGGAAGGCAACATGGACCCAGCGTCTGTGGAAGCCATGCTCAATCAACTGGAGCAGAACAACCCTGGTATCAAAGCAAAGATCTTGGATATCACTGGTCCTCAGCAGCAATCTGAGGATCGTCCTAGGTTTGCTAGGATTGCTCCTGTCCCGTTTAACAACGACAGGATGCAACAGATGTTTGGGGTCGAGGATCCTACACCTGGCGGCAACTATATTGACCTAGATACAAAGGAAGACCTCACAGGTAATACCTATGCAGGCGGTAAGGTTTCTATCGTTGACGGTAAGCCTGTCTTAGATACCAGTGATGACTTCTCTGAGCCAGCCACGAAAGCTGATGGCCGCAAGGTAAAGGTCAACCTATTTAAACAAAAAGCAGGCTGGAAGTGGATCGACTATGATGGCCCAGCCACCATTGTTTCTACTGAAGTAGGCGGCAAGCACCACTACGCTTTGTCTTCTGACTTCCAGAACCCAGTAACACTTCAGACATACCCCAACCAACCTAGTGAACCACGGTTACGCCCGACCACTCAAGGTGAGGTGGAGCTTGGAAACAAGATTGGCAACATCAGTGTCCGAGGGAAGATTCACCCCGTATATGATGAAGTGCGTATTGTCTCAAAGAGCCCAGAGCGTCCTCAGGTTTCTACAGATGGCCCCCTTCTCAGCATACCAGAGATCCCACGCGGCGAATCTACAAATATACAAATGCCTAACCAATTGGGTACAGCCTTTGGTTTTGCTAAAGATTCCAACTTTGCAAAAGGTCGGGACCTTAAGCTTGCACTCCAAGAGAAATCATTGGCTGCACAAAAGGAAGAAGGTGTAGATTTAACTGAGCTATCTACAGAAAACGTAAGTCGCCTTGCAGATCACGTTGTCTCTGACGCTCTAGAAGCCCTCAAAGACAACTCAAATGCCATTGGTTGGTATGATCGAACGGTAACTGACGCTCTTAGTAGCCTGTCAGAGATCTACCCAGAAATCCAAACCAACCCAGTTAACAAATTACAGTTCATTTGGGCTCTGGCGGTCACCTCTAATGGCACCAAAGTCGATAAGAACTTTGAGTTAGCTGCAAATGCCTACGATACACTGCAAAGAACTGGTCGGTTTCCTACAAACATAGGTATTGGTGAGGCAGCTAAAGCAATTAATGGCGGCCTGCAGCAATATCACACAATGCTTGAGAAGTTTGAGCGTCAAACGAACAGTAACGAAGGTGATCACCAGTTACTTGCTGACTTTATGAACTCCCAGGTCCCCGTTAAGCAGATTGAACAAGAATATGATGTCCAAATCAGTGGTGAAGGTAAGAATACCTTAGTTCGTGGGGCATCCATTTTAGGCCCTAAGATTGGGAATGGTTTCTTCAGTAATCTCTATGGTAACTTTGATGCCTTAACTATGGACCGCTGGCTAATGCGTACAGTTGGCCGCATGCGCGGGTCTTTAGTTAAAATGAATCCAGCTATGGAAAAGAAGAAGCGTTCTGAGATTAAATCTATGATTACAGATATGTCACCAAACGCAAAGGATTCTTCAGAGGTAAAAGCTGAAAAGTCAGCGAAGCTTAGGGATTTGCGTAGGTTAATGAGGCCTTCTGGTATCAAGATTGGCAAAACTATGTCAAACCAGAGCATGAATGAACTGTCGGCATATGTAGCCAAGCAGTCAACATCAAAGGATTGGCGTGAAAGCCTTAATCAGATATCCCCAGAACTTCGCAAAGCAGCTAACTCTCTTGCTAAGTATAGGGATGGTCAGGTAGAGGCCCCAGCTGGCGCTAAAGAGCGTGACTTCATCCGCTCTGTGTTCACTGAAGCACTAGGAAGGTTAAACTCAGAGCCTACGGTGACTAGGGCTTCAAACGCTGGCCTTACAATGAGTGACTTGCAGGCTCTCTTGTGGTATCCAGAAAAGCGCCTATATGATACAGCAAAAGCCCCCGAAGGTCAGGAAAGCAGAGGATATGCAGATGACGAAGCGCCAGACTACGCAAACGCAGCCCGAAAACTTGTCGAAGCAAGAAAAGCAATGGCTGTCGGAGGTGGACTGGGATCTACTGGAGCAGCTGGACCAAGAGGAAGAGGGCCAGTCGATTCCGATGCAAGATTCAACCAGCAACCCACAGGAGTCGCAGGCATCCTCGCCCAGCGGATTCAAGGAAGTCCTGATGGACCCATTGCCAGGGGTGCTATCCCCGATGTTCAAGAAGTAAAAGGCCACGCAAATCACGCACGGGCTTTAGTTGAAATTGGCAAGCCTGGGTCTGATTATGAGAATGGCATCAAAGACCAACGTATGGTCGAACACCTAGCTAAGGCAGTTGGTGTTACCCTCAAGATGTTCAATGACCACAACGCTATGCTAGACGATGGTGGTTTCACAGGTGAGAACCGCAAGCGTGGGGAAGACGCTGGTGGAGTTTACATGCGTAAGCAGAATATCGCCCGCTCATTGGCCCCTGGAGCTAAGATAATTAGGGGTGGGCAAGTAGTTCGACCATTTAAGTCTTATCTAACGGCACTTCATGAAGTTGCTCATGGTATTGCTGGTCGAGACATTGAGGGTAACTTAACTCAAAATGTTAACATGGGTAAAAACTACCTAACTGGCAATCAAGATGCGGCACCAATAGATACTCTTGAGCATATGATTGGCAGTCTAGCAACGATGCCCAGCGCTAAGAAAAACAAGATTATCAAGGAGATTATGTCTCTCCAAGACAATGAGTCTTTTGTGGGTGATGGTGTTTACTACGGAGTAAGGCCAACAGGGCCAGCTAAACAAAAACTTGAGCTAATGCTCTCTGGGTCAGATGCAAAAAAGCAGCTTAGAGATCGCATTAAGAACTTTGAGAAATACTCGCGCAGCATCCCAGAGTTTACTGTTGATCCTCTCATTGTATATCTTCAAGATCCTAAGAAGATGAAGAGCGTTGCACCTGAGACAGCCAAAGCCATCAGGGCGTTCTTTGTAAATAGCTCTAAGATCCGCTTCTACAGCCACCCACTAGCGATGGCCTTTGCGGTCGTTATGGCAATGCTCATGAAGCAAGAGCAAGCTGAGGAAGAAGAACGTCAGCAGCAGCAGATGCCCCCTGGAGCATTAAACCAACCAATGCCCCAAGGTATGCTGTCAGCCTAATCCAGCACAACAAGGAAGCACACATGTTAAAAACTGTATTGGACCTGGTGCCAATCATAGAGGCTATTGAGAAAGTTAAAGCCTCTAAAATCCTCACAGACACACAGAAGCAAACTATCTTCTCAGAGATGGGCCCAGGCATCCCCGCCGATGTCTTTTGTAAACAAGTCCCTCAGACGCTGTCGATCATACACCAGATATTGGAGAAATCGAATGGGTCACAAACCAAACGTCCCACGCAAGAAGCGAGTGAAAGGTCCACTGCGAAACCCAGAGACAAACGCAGTAGTGCAGCAGCACAAGACACCAGAGGGCAGAGCAAAGTACCGTCTGATGCTCCTAACAAGAAAAAAGGGCGGTAGGCCCCTAGGAGTACCTGACGGACACACTGTCAAAACAATTAAACCAATCGTGGACAAGGCTAAACGAGACGCAAAGAAGGCTGTAAGTATCATGACAAAAGAAACCCCAATAGAAGATCCCCGCGCTGCAGAGGCACTGGAGACAGCTGTTGAAATCATGCGTACACCAGTACACAACCGTGATCGCCTGCAGGCCGCTAAGATCATCCTCGATTTTACCAAGATCAAACCCGTGGCGAAATCGGAAGTAACGATTGGTAACGCAGAAGCTTTCTTAACTTCGCTACTTGATGACGAAGATGGAGAGCAAGAGGATGTCAGCGAAAGCTAACAAACTAAAAGCGGTACGAAAGCGTCTTTATGATGACTTTGAGTTCTATTCCAAAGCAGCACTGAAGATCCGTACCAAGACGGGCGAGATTGCCCCTCTCAAACTAAAGCCAGCCCAGAAGATACTGAACGATGCTGTCACCAAGCAGATGGAGACTGAAGGCAAAGTTCGTGTGATTATCTTGAAGGCTCGACAGCAGGGCCTTAGCACCTACGTGGGTGGCTACTTGTACTTCAGCGTTTCACAGCGCAAAGCCAAGAAGTCACTGGTAATTACCCACCACTCAGACAGTACCCGTGCGCTCTTTGATATGACCAAGAGATATCACGATAACTGCCCAGAGATCTTAAAGCCACACACTAAGTATAGCTCGCGGCGTGAACTATCGTTTGACGTCTTAGACAGTTCTTATGTGGTCGCCACAGCTGGCGGTGAGGCTATCGGGCGGGGCGAAACCTTGACCCATGTCCACTGCTCAGAGCTTGCGTTCTGGTCAAAGACAACAGCTGCTGACAACTGGAACTCCCTGACCCAGGCTGTACCAAATGCAAAAGGCACAGCTGTCTTTGTCGAAAGCACAGCCAATGGCGTCAACGGCGTCTTCTACGACCTGTGGAAGGGGGCAGTCGAGGGAACTAACGGTTATGTTCCAGTGTTTATTCCCTGGTTCGCCGACCCAGAATACAGAGAGGCAGTCCCTAAGAATTACGAGCGTACACCAGAGGAAGAAGAGCTAGCCAACCAGTATAATCTAGATGACGAGCAACTGATGTTCAGACGTCGAAAGATTGCACAAAACGGCATAGATCTGTTCAAACAAGAGTACCCCTCAGAGGCTGAGGAAGCCTTCCTGACAACTGGTCGCCCTGTGTTTAACCCAGAGCAACTACAGAAGGCTTTAGGTAACACACTGGACGTTAAAGAGCGCCTAGCCTTAGAGGGCGAGGAGTTCCTACACAATGTCCGTGGAGAGCTCACGATGTATCGCCCGATAGATCCTGGTGAGCAGTATGTCATAGGTGCAGATGTCGCT